CTTGGGAAGCGAGCCGGAAGACCACCGACGATCAGGCCAAGGCGGCCTGAGCCAGACCACGAGGGCCGAGGCGACTCGGCCCTCCCTCCCCTGACCTCCCCCCATCAACGGCGATCGACAGATCGCCTACGGGAGTGGTCCCGGCAATCCGACTGGCTCAGGGAAACATGAACCAACTGCAATCTACAAATGAAGATGAAGATTGACGAAGGAGGGCAAGTCTTGCCAAGAGTGTTGAACGCTCGTAAGGTGGGGAAGTTCGTAGAGGGAGCGGTCTATGTCGGTCGTCCTTCCAAGTGGGGCAATCCATATGAGATCGGCGAGGACGGAACGCGGGAAGAAGTCATTGCGAAGTTTGAGGACGCGATACGGAGCAGCCCAAGAATGATGGAGGAGGCAAGACGCGAGCTGAGAGGCAAGGATCTCATCTGCTGGTGTCACCCCTCCCCTTGCCACGGCGAGGTCCTGTTGAAGATCGCCAACTCGGAATTCTGAGAAGAGAGCGACAGCTATTTAGCGGATTCCCATTTTTAAGATCCCAAGGCGCACCCACGTCCTCTCTGGGCTCGTTGGTCAAGATTTGACAGCAGAGCCGACGAGAATCCCTGGACTTGCCAGATCAACTCCGATGAAGTATGCTCTCCAAAATGCTACGCACGAGGGAGAGCATAATGGCGCAGATCATTGAGCTTGGAGCACATGAGCGGATGACGGTGGAGGAAGCCCTCCAGCTCACTCTCCGAGAGAAGCCGACAGAGGTCCTCGTGCTGTTCTTTGATGCCGAGGACGACTTCGGCCTTCGCTCTTCCATCATGAGCAGGAAAGACGCTTTGTGGTTGATTGAGCTCGCCCGACAAGAGATTATGGAAGGTGGTGTTGAATGAGCGTCGGCATTCAGCAGTATCCTGACAATGTGATCTGGCGACCGCAGGCTGGTTCTCAGGAAGCCTTCCTCTCTGCCACTCCGATCTTTGAAGTTCTGTTCCAGGGAACTCGCGGCGGCGGGAAGACGGACTGCCTCCTCATGTCGTTCGGCATGTTCACTGGTCGCGGCTTTGGCGCAGCCTGGAAGGGTATCCTATTCCGGCAGACCTATAAGCAGCTGACTGACGTCATCACGAAGACGAAGAAATGGTTTCCACAGATCTGGCCTCAGGCGAAGTTCAACCATTCCGAGCACGTCTGGACATTTCCGGGTGGAGAGCAGCTTCTCCTCCGACAGTTCAAGAAGGCTGACGACTACTGGAACTATCATGGTCACGAGTATCCGTGGATCGGCTGGGAGGAGCTCTGCAATTGGGCGACTGATGACGGCTACAAGCGAATGTTCTCGTGCTGTCGTTCGTCCACTCCGGGGATGCCCAGGATGGTGCGAGCGACGACGAACCCATATGGTCCCGGTCACAATTGGGTGAAGGCGAGGTTCCTCCCTGACCGCATGAACATGAAAGTCCGGAAGGACCTTGTTGATGAGGAAGGTCGCCCGGAACCCGCTCGCCTCTCGATATTCAGCCGACTCCAGGAGAACAAGATTCTTCTTGAATCGGATCCCGAATACATCGCCAAGCTGGCCGCGTCCGCTCGTAACCAAGCTGAGAAGAAGGCATGGCTGGAAGGCTCGTGGGATATCGTCAGCGGCGGTATGTTCGACGACGTGTGGGATCCTGAGATCAATATCCTCAAGCCGTTCGCGATCCCAGATAACTGGCGGATTGACCGGTCCTTCGACTGGGGCTCGAGCAAGCCCTTCTCGGTGGGATGGTGGGCAGTTTCCAACGGTGAGGACGTCAAGCTCGCCGATGGAACTTATAGATCCACGGTCCGTGGTGACTTGTTCCGTATTGCCGAATGGTATGGTTGGACAGGCAAGCCGAACGAGGGGCAGAGGATCCTCGCGATTGACATCAGCCGAGGAATCGTCGAGCGTGAGCTCAAGTGGGGTTGGCGTGATCCGCGGAACCCTATGTGGACCCGCGTGAAGCCGGGAGTGGCGGACTCTCAGATCTTCTCTGCGGAGAATGGCAACTGTATCGCAACGGACATGCTCAACCGAGTGCGTCTGGACGATGGGGTCGTTTACAAGGGGATCAAGTGGCTTCCTGCGGACAAGAAGGCTGGCTCTCGTGTGACTGGCTGGGACCAAATGAGGCGGATGCTCAAGAACGCTCACCCCTCTTCTCTTGGGCCTCGTGAGCGACCAGGATTGTTCATCTTTGATAACTGTGACAACTGGATCAGGACCGTGCCAGTGTTGCCCAGAGATGAGGATGACCCGGACGATGTAAACACCGAGGCTGAAGATCACTCGGCTGACGAGACCCGTTATCGGGTGAGATTCGCAGGTCAGATGATCGGCGGTGGATCGACAACAGGGCATTATTAGCCGAAGGAAATTTTGCGCTTGCTTTTCGGTGGGGGATGTATTATGGTTGATCCCATTCGTGATTCGAGGGCCGAGTATGACCACCAACCTCTCTGAGAAGCATCCGCAGTATGTCGCCCAGTCGGAAAACTGGACGCAGATGCGTGACGCTTACAAGGGAGAGAGGCAGGTCAAGTCTCGGAAGACGAAGTATCTCCCCGCAACGAGCGGGCAGATCGCTGATGGTATGGAGCAGCCGACTCTTCCGGGATGGAAGGCTTATGAAGCCTACCTGACGAGAGCTCGGTTCCCAAACTTCGTCCGTGAGGCGGTGCAGACCGCCATCGGGATGATGCACAGTCAGCCTCCCAAGATCAGCCTTCCTAAGGATTTGGAGAATATCCGTTCTGCAAAGGGCGAAACTCTTCCGCAACTCTTGCGCCGAATCAACGAAGAGCAGTTGATCACCGGCCGAGTCGGTCTTCTGGCCGATTTGCCGACCAAGACGGCCGATCCGCTCCCCTATATCGCGACTTACGCGGCTGAACGGATCATAAACTGGGATGATGGGACAGTTGAGGGCGCGGTTCCGCAGCTTCTCAACTTCCTGGTCCTTGAGGAGAGCGAATACGAGCGCAACAAGCTCAACTTCGGCTGGACAATGGAGGAGAAATACCGTCTCCTCATGCTCGACTCCGCTGGAACCTACCGTTTCAACGTTTTCAACTCCAAAGATCAGGATGTGAACGAAGAAACGCTGAAAACAGCCTCCATTCGTGGGACGACGCTCAGCAAGCTGCCCTTCGTGATCATCAATTCATGCGATTTGGTGTCCGAGACGGATGAGCCCCCGCTCATGGACCTCGGCAACCTCTGCATGACCATTTATCGCGGTGAAGCGGACTATCGCCAGAACCTGTTCATGCAAGGACAGGACACGTTGGTGATCATCGGTGGAGCCCAAGATGAGGACGACGCTGTCCGGACTGGTGCTGGCTCACGTATTGACGTTCCGGTCGGTGGCGACGCGAAATATATCGGGGTCGAGAGCGATGGCCTCGCCGAGCAGCGGGAAGCCCTGAAAGACGATCGTGGCCGAGCCGGTTCCATGGGTGCTCAGTCCCTTGACACCGTTTCTCGCGAGCGTGAATCAGGCACGAGCTTGAATATTCGCATCGCAGCGCGGACGGCCGATCTCAATCAGATTGCCCTGTCCGGTGCCGCTGGCCTGGAAGCTCTGCTGAAGATTTGTGCTGAATGGGTCGGCGCGAATCCCGATGAAGTTCGTGTCGAGCCGAATCTTGAGTTTGGTGATCGTCAGCTCACTGGCCAGAGTATGGTCGAGATGCAGACGGCACGGAACCTCGGCTATCCTGTCTCGGCGAAGTCTCTCCATCAGGTTGCGTTTGATCGCGGCCTGACGAAGCTCACCTTTGAGGAAGAGATGAAGCTGGCTGAGGAAGAAGAGAAAGGCCCGTTCAAGAGAGCGGTCAACGGGGATCGCTCCCCGGAACAGATTCCCGGGAATGGTCCCGAGGATAAAAAGTCGGGTGATCCGACTGACAATGGAGACTGATTATGGCTATTGAACTCAGCTACGACAGCAAAGACGCGCTGCCGGAAGCATTCCGGAATGACGACGTGTTCAACGAGCTCTTCACCACTGATGCTGATGGCAAGGTGATCTTGTCAGGTGTGACTGGCATGAAGACTCAGAAGGACGTCGACACCGTCAAGGAGGCTCTCCGCAAGGAGCGCGAGGACCACGGCAAGGCCAAGGACGCGCTGAAGCCTTGGGGCGAGCTGAAGGCTGAT